GCTGCCATCAATCTGCGCTGAATCGTCAGCAAACAGCATCACACCATAGTTCTGTTGATTCTCCGTCGAGTTGACCAGCCGTTGCATAGTAGACGCGGCTGTTCGCTCCGGAGCAACAAAGTTTCCATTGTACGAAACACCAGTATCTTCAAACACAGTCTTAACTTTGTACCGGGGAGACAAAACATCCACCACATCGCGGAACTCGCCCAGGCTAATCTTCTTGTCGCCCTTAGACTTTAAGTAAGCCTCAATGCCAAGAGACCGTAGCTCCGTGCCCGCGCGAGGCTGACCACGCAACTTCTCTAGCAGCTTCGCCGCCGTAATCCCGCCCGTCGGAATCTCAATGTTCTCCAGCGCAGCACGAAGCGGCGAGTAAATACCCGTCTCACTAAATGCAGAAGACCCCGAATCAGACCTGTCCTTAACCGTCGGAACAACACCCTCGTTGTCCGGGCTGACAAACATGTCCTCTTTCTCAGACTGAACCTTCCGTGGACCGCTCGTCCCGGAACCTTCGCCCGCAGCACGACTCTCAACAACCGTGGGCCGTGGATCACCGTCCGCACGTTCACTGCGCATGATCGACGGTCCACCGGCGGTTTGTGGTTGCGGCGGGAAGAACCCTTGGTCAGTCAAACGAGAAATGTAGCTTGCCACACCAGAGCTTAACTCCGGCAGGATGTCCTTGGCCTTGCTGGCCAAACTTGCGCTCTTTACATAAAGGGCACCAGGAGCTAAAAATCTGCCCGCCATCTCCGGGCGAAACTCGCCCTTCTCGTCGAACATCTCGTCCGAAAACTCTACGCCAGCTTTTGCTGCAAGACCGACGGCGCCGTACTCGTCTTGAAACTCCTCGACAGCCTTTTTAAATTTTGGATCGGCCCTGTACAACATGTTCATGGTCTGCGGACCAATGCCCGCGTCCAAAGTGGCCTCTGTCACATCCGCTAACATGCCCGGAATACCAAAAAGTTCTTCTTTCAGAACTCCCCCGGCTATCTCGGATAAACGCGCACCAGTGCCCTCGGATGCTTCAGCAAGGTTCTCCATACGGCGTTTTAGGCCGGTGATAAACTCATTGCGTAGATCCGCAGGGGTTTTGTCGATATCGCGTTGTGCCATTAATAATACTCGCGCTTTCTGCCGGGGAGCATGTCCTCTAGCTCTTCACCCTGCAAGCTGATAAAACCACCCTGACGGAAGCGCATCAAGGCCATAGTCATACTATCACAGAAATCATCATGTTCGCCATTTGGAAACGAAGCAACTTCTTCTATTACTTCCTCCGCGAACTTCTTCGCGGCAGGATACCAAACTTTTCCTGATTCAAATATAGGAGAAGCCATATGCATGCGTGTGGTCTTGTCCAAACCGCCCCCGCCCCTTTTCCGCCCCGGTGAAAAGGTTATAACAGGCAGGTTAAGTAACCTCATCTCGTCCGCCAAGGGCGTACCACTCGCCTTGGCCTCAATTAACATCATGTCAGGTTCCCAATACTCGTTTTCTTCCTGAGCAATCTGCTTTAATTCTGGGAAATTCCATCTACCTCGCTTTGCGTCTAGCAAAATTAGGTGCTGATCGCCGTTTCCAAGAGGCTCAAACACGCCCCACGTCGTAATTGCAGAGAAATCGGCGGTTTCCTTCTTAGAATACGCCGTATCATAGGACTGTATGATGTATTCCAGCTTTGGAATGTCTTCTTCTTCCCATTCGTTCCACCATTCACGCTTAATAACAGCGGTTTCTTCAGATGTGGGGTTCTGTTGCCACTGCGCGTTCCACTTTCCTAGTGAAAGTGACGCTTTTACCTTTAAAAGCTCGTCTTTGTTCCAAAATTCAGGCCACAGCGGTTCCCCCGACGGCATAATTGCAGGAAATTCTACTATCTCCCACTGGTCAGCCATCATGTCAGCGGCCTGCGCAGTCAGTAACCGGCCCGTTAAGTCCTTTTTTGACCACCTTGTCTGCACAATGATGATGGAACCACCCGGCTGAAGACGCTGACGAGGGCCAGATGTGTACCATTCATACGTATTATCATAAGCAGATGTCGATAAAGCGTCCTGCTCTGAGTGTGGATCGTCAATAATCAACAAATCTGCGCCACGACCGGTCATTGCAGCACCCACCCCCGCTGCAAAATATTCCCCGCCTGCGCTGGTCTCCCAACGACCCGCAGCTTGGCTGTCCTGTTTTAGGTCCGTGTAGGGAAAGATCTCCCGATATATCGGGTCGGCGATCAGATCTCGGACCTTGCGCCCAAATCTTACAGCAAGTTCGGTGTTCATTGTAGCCTGAATGATTTTTAACTTGGAATTTCTACCAAGGAACCAAGACGGCATAAGATAAGAAGCAAATTCTGACTTCGAATGACGAGGCGGCATGTTGACTATCAAACGCTTCAAGTCACCCGATGCTATGCGCTCAAGTTTTTCAGAAATGATTTTATGGTGCCGGCCAACAATAAAGCCTTCATATACGTGCTGCACGTATGCCATGAAGTCTTCTTGAGCCAGATCGCGGGTCTCCAGGCGCTGTCTTTGCTCTTCAAGCAGCAAGACTTCCTGTAACACCTCTTTGGGAAGAGCATCAAGATTCATGGCCCAACGATATTACACTCAAATGAATTTATCAAACCCTGTAATATATACACTATTTAGTAACACCACACATCAAATATGGGGGGAGGGGGCAACACGATAAAAACTTATTTGCCAAATCCACCCAGTAACCCCTTGGGTTCGAAGAACGTGTGGCTTTACTCCCCCCCTCCCACCCAGCGTGGCGCGTGGTAGGCCGCAGTCAACACATTTATTCAACTCATATGATTATTTTTCGTCTGGCCACAGGCTGGGATATTTGCTAGCTTATAAGAGTCAATAAGGAGGACAACCAATGACTGATGTTAAACCCAATCTGGACTGCGAATACTGCTGGCTGATCGTCAACGAGTTCGGCGGCGACTACGCCTGTGATGAGTGCGTCGAGGACGCGGAAGAGGAGGACAACCAATGAAGCATCTACATCTCATTGCCAAGGCTCTTGGCATCACCATCATCAAGACCACCTATCAGGGTTATCCCGGCTACACCATCACTGGGATGGGATGCGCCGAGGTGCATGTAGACACCGTCGCAGATGTCGCACAGAAGCTGGCCGAGGTCATCGAGCGGCAGCAGGAGGCGGCGTGATGTTGGAAGCAAACAAGAAGCTGGCTTTGCAGCAGACCATCGATGGCCTCAAAGCCTGTATCACATGCTTGGAGAGCCAACTCAAAAACCCGGACGACAAGGCGGTCATCTATTTTCTGGAGCGGACGATCCGCGAGTGCCGACCCCTGAAGTACGAGATCGAGCTTGAAAGCCAAGCGGCAGAATGACAGAGAGGAGGCGGCTCCGGTCGCCTCTTCCTTATTTATTTATGGCTGTATTTTTTACTCAGGACGCAGGTCGCAGAGCGCAAGGGATCGAGGAACGTGTGACCCCCGCCCGTCAATAAACCCACCCAATTCCGCGCGCAGTTAAAGGCGCAGTCAAGTAATTTATTTAGTTTTTTTGTTAATATTTTTCTTGGGCTGGTCGCTTTAATGGGCTAGTCTCGGAGTATGGGAATTATCCCATTGTTGAAGCCATCAACTAGAGGAGAATAAAAGATGATGGATATTGAGAAGAAGCTAGAGAAGGAGCAGGATGTGCTTACCAGCATGCTGGAATTGTATAAGTACACTCGGGGCGAGATCCTCCGTATTGATGCACTGAGCCACTTGAACACAGTGTCCGACTTCGTCCGCGAAGTCATCGACGAATGGAACGCTGACGTGACTGTGGTCCACCCGATGAAGGGAAAGCCAAAGGTTGCTGAGGCCAAGGTCATTAAGGCCATAGATCTGCTGTCTAAGGAATGGCTGTCCGCGCAACAGCTTTCTGGTCGTGTGAATCTCAGCAAGAGCAGTGTGGTCACCGCGTTGATGCCCGCCGTCCGCAAGCGGGCTGTCGTGGCAACACAGCGGATGGGTAAGTTGGCTAAGACCAAGTACCGTGTAACAAGCATCGGATAGATCGCTGTCGATGGCACTAGGCTCACGCTGGAACAGCGATCTTGTTCCTCCACAGCGTGAGCCATTTTTTTCTTTTTACGCCCGCTACTTTGAGCGAAGGGCGCAGGTCGCAGAGCGCAAGGGATCGAGGAACGTGTGGCTTTACTCCCCCCCTCCCACCCAGCGTACGGCGGGTGCCGCAGATGCCAAGACTGTTTTTGAAAAAAGATTTTGTTAATATAAGGCCATCGTTAATCTACTTGGAGACATCGAACATGACTAAGAAATTTTTTGAACACGGCTACAACACATGTGAGCATCGCGATGAGAGCGGCAACAAAGAATACACATGGTACGAACACGACGCGCGCGGTCTGCCGCTCGGCGGTCGCATGTGCCATCTGTGTATGGACGAAGTTGAAGCGGACAACCGCAAGCGATACCGCGAAGATGTGTTTACTGATTCAAACTATTGGCATGATGAGGATCTAAACGAGGAAGCGGCAGTAGGTCGCGAGGAACATTATCAGCATCTGCGTAACCAACAGTGAGAGAACGGCGGGCCATTGGCCCGCCGTCTTTTTGTGCCCGCGTCCCTTTGACAGCAAAGGCGCGCAGGTCGCAGATCGCAAGGCCCGCCAGTGGATCATGGCCCGCGAAACACGGTTTTTTGACAGCAACGGCGCGCAGGCAAGGCCCGCAAATGAAACAAGAACGGCCTGCCAAGGTGCACGGTGCAAGAAAAACCGAAACGGAATCACACGGAATTCCAATAAATCCGAGGAAATAACAGTAAATCCTATTTCTGGAAATTGGTTTTTTATTGTGCGGGCTGGGATTGTTTGCAATAATCATTAATCAAACCATAAACGAGGAATCTAAACCAATGCAGATGCAAACGAGATATCTAAAAAGCCGGCGCAAGATGGCAGATTACACGTTTAAAGTGTTGAAGCCTGTCACCAATAAGAAGCTATTAAAAGAGGTGATAAAAGGCCGGTTTAAAGGTTACCGCGTCCACACTCTGACGCTAGAAGAACGCGCGACATGTCCCGCGACATGCCATCATTTGGCGACATGCTACGGCAATAATATGCCGTTTGCCCACCGGCTGGAACACGGGCCGGAATTAATCGCAAAGATCGACAGCGAATTGAAAGCGCGGCATGACAAGCTGACGTTGGTTCGTCTACATGTTTTGGGCGATTTCTGGTCTGTTGAATACGTTGAACAATGGGGCCGGTGGCTTGATGATCATCCGAATCTGGCGGCATGGGGCTATACCCATAACTGGCCAGACAGCATCATTCCGTTAGAGCGGGATATTGGGCAAGCTATCCAACGGGTAAAGGATCGGCATCCTGACCGGTTCAGGATTCGCTGGTCTGATCGTCCTGATTTGCCAGACAGTGCCAACAGTGAAGCATTAGCGCAGCCCGTAAAAGGGGAAAGCTTGATCTGTCCAGAACAGGAAGGCAAGACCGGCGGGTGTGGGGATTGCGTCCTGTGCTGGGAAATGCCCGCGCGGAACATCATTTTTAAAACTCATTAACAGGCGGCGGCGTTCCCTTGGGGCGTCGCGTTTTTTTCATGCCCAAGATTTCAACCGCATCAGATCGCAAGGCCGCAGATATGTCTGAAAGCGCGGACGCGCAGACAGGTTCCGGCCATTTGTCACGCGGGCCGCAAAGCGCAAGGCAGTCCGCAGAGCGGTATAGGAGCGCAGTCTTTGCCCCCTCCTCGCGCAGCAGGAAAAACGACGCCGCGCCGCATCTAGTGTGCGACAGGTGCCAAGCAATTTGTGAATCGGAAATGCGGACGCGGTTCTTTTTTATAACTTTAAGTTCAAGCCAGCATGGCACACCGTCGATAACCAGATACACATCTGGCATGCCGGTGCCTGTGCGGTTTTCAACTCGATTCCAGTGGGATTTCTTCGGCAGGTGCTGCTTGAATGACTTCCAGAGATTTTGTTCCGGCTGGGGCATGTTCGATCACTTCGCCTTCTATGAAGGCCGCAGGGTGGCTTTTTCTGATTTCGGCAAGACGCGCCGCTATTTCTTCGCGAGACAGTTTATCAAGCTGGTGGGTGTGGTTCTGTTCGCGCCTGTCGATGGTCAGACCGCCAAGCGCAGACCTGATCTTCTCGGCGTTGATCGCCGCAGAGAATTGTCCGGATTCTTCAGCACTGCGGGACAGTTCGTCCAACCGTTTCAACTGGCCAAGAAGCGTGACGCCGTACCGGCGTTCTTTTTCTTCGCGCAAATCTTTTATCAGTTCGACAACATGTGGATAATCTCGGCCATTCAAGAACAGGCTGGCCGTCTTCGCCGCCTGACCTTCTGCATAGCCAGCCTTACGGGCGCATTCCGCGTTGGAATAAACACCCTCGACAATATAGCGGGCAAATTCTCGCTGGCGATTATTCAAACCAGCGGGTCTACCGGCAGATCGTTTTTGCTTTTCCATTCTGCCATTATAGTTTCTGTCATATTTTTTAAAAGACTATTTACTAAAATATGGCTGAAGGGTCTGACTCCGTGTAACCAACGTAACGAGGGTGTAACGAACACATTGTTGCTGACCAACGGTTACAGAGCACTCGTTACGCCGTTACGCTCGTTACGCCACTTTTACAAAATAAAAAATAAAAACAAAAAAATATGGGGGAAACTGTATATAACCGTTTTTTCTGTTTACATGGCTGGGATGTTGTGGGAACATTCCTAGACATCAACGAGAGGAGTTTTCAAATGAGCAAAGAACAGATTATCCAGAATGCAAAGGACGCCAAGTTCCAGATCGAGTTCATGGCACTAATGCTTCTGTCCGACAGGAAAGATGAAGCGGCGACTGCATATGAAAACGCACTGGCCAAGCTGTCAGAGATTGTAGGAGTCGAACAATGAACCGTGATCCGGCGACCAAGATTCAGTTTGTCTGCGACCAGTGTGTTGGCACCGGCTATCAGCCTGTCAACAGTTATGAGATTGATGCGTGTCCTGAGTGCGATGGCACGGGGCTGATTGATCATCTTCCAAAGCGCCACAGTTATTACGACGACATTCTATATGTGAATGGCGACTGTTATCAGAGGGTGGGTTGATATGGCATTGAAGCATGGCAGTCCAGAGGACCGTGGATCGGCGGACAGGTATTATGGTCGGCCATACAACCCGCATTGGGAGTGGTACAGCGATCATGGCTGTCAGCGCATAGACTCTGAGCACATGACCGTCGAGGAGATTGCTGAATACAACAAGGGCTATCATGGCGAGACAGGCGAGAAGGTCTGGTTCGAGCCGGAGCCAAGGGAGGATTATTGATATGGCAACGAAGATTATTGAGGCCGAGTATCACATTACGTCGGTGCAGTTTTGGGAGATCAAGCACATCGGGGACTGGCCGACTGACAGTCATGGCCCCCTGCCGCTGGAGTCGGCACATGATCACTACATCAAGTGGGGTCTTCTAAACGTGCAGTGGGACAAGGATGACGGCTGGATCGGGTACGAGCCGACTGGTAGGGCGTACGATCAAGACGATGACTACAAGTGGCCGGACGCTGAGTATCACGACGGAGAGAGGATTGAGTGATGGGTAAGGTAAGTGATTGGCTGATTGGCATGGAAGAAGATGCCGCGTGGATGAGCCGTGATTCGTGGGCCGCCGAGCACGGTGCGACGAATCTGCGAGTCTATGACGAGGTGCAGGAGGACATGACAGGTCAGCGTTCTCCAAGGAGACGGGACGAGACGCCTGAGATGTTGCAGGAACAGATCAACAGGCTTGAGGAGATATTCCGTGGGAAAGATTGATAAACGAAAGGCGTACTGGGTTGAGATTCAAATGCCAACGTCCGCTTTTGGCATCACCCATAACGTGAACCTGACTGTTTTTGCTCACAGCAAAGCTGTCATCTTGAGCATGTTC